GGTGTAAAACATCATATGCTTTATTTTCAAAAAGTAATTTTAATATTTTGATTGGTGTCAAAATATCAATATCTAATATGATACGGCGGTCATAATATAATATGTATTCAAATATCTTAATTTCATACATACAAATAAAAGTTTCATACCAAAACATACCATTAATCAATTTAAATACTTCAGTTGTGATTCTTTCGGAACTAACTTTTGTTTTTAATAAGTCGAATCCAATTTTCTTTTTTAGTGAATCGTATAATTCATCACACAATTTGAATCCCAAAACACTTTTAAATCTTAATACTCTCAAAATACGTAAAGGATCATCTGAAAAAGTAATATTTGGGTTTAATGGTGTTCTTAATATTTTATGTTTCAAATCGTATACTTATTTTATCTTTAAATGATTTCAAAAAAAAGCAAGTATATAACGTTTGTCTATTTTTGTCTAGGATTTTCAAAGCAGTACAAAGATTATTTTTGAATAATCACGTACCAATTACCCTTTTCGTTAAACATTTCCGTGTACACTATTTTATTTATTTCCAAAAAATCGATTAATGTATCTTTAGAAAATATATAATAATACCTATCTTTAATCTCCCCTGTACTAATTTCCCAAGATACCATATTGTCACCAAGATCAAATTTTCTTTTGGAATCTTCTTCTTGTTCGTATGACCAAACTGATAACAACATCTTGCCACCTGGTTTAAGTACTCTTAACATTTCATTCAAAGCTTTTGACCGTCTTTCAAATGTAGAAAGGTGATGTAAAACAGCAATACATATTGTATAATCAAATGATTCATCTGCAAAAGGCATGTTTAATATATTTGAATGTACAACATCTAATCCATCTGATTGACATATTTTTACTAATTCTACACTACCATCACATCCAATAAATTTTAAATCGGATCTATAATACATATTTCTACCACTTCCGCATCCCAAATCTCCGACTATTGAATGAGGTGGTACACTGTCCAAAAAAATTTTCACATATTTCCACATATACCCATTTCGTGTACTTTTGAATTTGTGAGCATTTTTTTCGTAAAAATCGTTAACATGAATATCTTCAAATAACGCCGGTGAAGACATTTTTTTATACTAAATATTAGTATTTGGTATAAAATTGATTTTTAATAATATCATTCAACAAAACTAAAAATCAATTTTATTTAAATTATCTTTTCTGTTGGCAATATATTTTGTACATTAATTGAGTTTTTTTTAATTAACAAATAAATTATTACTAACAATAAAAATAATATTAAAAAAGCAAACGATTTTATTACAATTAAATGATTAGAGTATCTTTCTTTTATTTCTGTTATTACTGGATCAAATAATTTCTCAAAAACAAATTTTTTTACCGATGGATGTTGTAATTGACATAATATAGAGTTAGGTTCCTCTGACATTCTTATTAATTATGATACGATAAAAATTATATAATTTGAACGAAATTTTATAATTTATGATTCAATATTAAATATTGAATATTTAGTCAAAAGATATTGCACTACTTACTGAAGTTGTCGACATATCTTGTATGTCTAATCTTTTTACTTTTTTAGTTGCTCTTATCTTAATAACTTTTTCGTCTGATGTTGTTGATAACGACGGAAGTGGTGAATCTGATGCATCTGATTTTTTCTCTTTCTCGTCTTTTTCTTTACTATCATAATGTTTTTGAATATCTTTCTTCAATTTGGTTAATTCTTTGGATTCTATTTCGGAGATAAATTTTTTAGTTGCAAGTTTTTCCATTTCTTTCGCTCGATCAATTCCTTTCAATGATGGGAATTTTTCTTTAACATATTTGTATATGTAAGCCTTAACAAATTTAGCATCGTCTTCGCTCATTTTCATTAACGACATAATTTGTTCGACAACTCTGACGTGAATTTCTGTTACTTTATTTTTAATCATACGACTGAGTTCCATTTCTTCCACTTTCGGTCTTTTCATTTTTTTAGTTTTTTTAGATTTTTTTCCACCAGATTCTTTATACAAATTCAATGTTCTTTTTCCAATTCTGACATTGCGTTCTCCACCAACTTGAGGCGAAGCATCTGTAAAATAAGCCGCAGTTAAAATTTTTAAAAATTGCTCAGTATCTCTTGTTGTAACATCTTCTACACCATTACTGCTACGATATTCCACATCAACAACTTCATTTGATTCAGATGTTTCTTCAGATGTAAAAAGTCTTCTAGCTTCAGGTGCTATTTCTGTTTCTTGTTGTTTACTTTGATCAATTGTATCCCATGTTTTTTTATATTTGGAAAGAAGTAAGTCTATAATTCTCTGTTTCATCAAATTTGCATCTTCGCTTTCTTCTAGTGTATCTTTAAAATGTTTTTTTGGACTTTCACCTTCAGTTGCAACAACGCCTATTCCATCATTGTTTGGTATATCACCTTTCGCTCCAGCACCTATTAATTTATCTGCCAATTCCATATTTTCAAATTTGACAGCTAATACTAAAGGAGTGTTACCATCTTTGTCTTGTTTGTTAATAAATTTTTTAATATCTGATCTTTCTAACAAATGGTCTACGATAGATGGAACGCATGTTTCACTATAATTGGATATGAGATAATGTAACAATGTACTTCCTTCGCTATCTATTGTTCCGTAATCTGACATCATATCGTTTAAAATCATAAATTCAACAGCTTCGTATTTTTTTTCTTTTAATGCCTTGAGTATTTTAGGATCATTATCGGAATCTGATTTCAAGAACCAAAATCCACCATTTTGATCATTTTGTGCTGAACTTTCTGTAAGAGACAAAAACTCTTCCTTATTTTGTTCAGAAAATGGACTATTTCCAAAATCTATAGTTGCATCACTAATTTTAAGAGGTTGCATAGTTTCTATTATATATATGACCCTATATTTTTATTTTCGAAATTATACTAAAAATATTTATAAAGTATAAAATGAATCGAAAATATAGAATAATCTAATGCGGTCGAATAATTACATGAAAAATATATTACAAATATAATTAATGTCTTCTCCGAATATAGTATCATATAGAGATTTAGATGCTGAAAAAATCACAATAACTAAACCGGAAAAAGATGGAGATAATTTTATTTTTCCATGTGAATTTGAAGGAAAAGAAGATTTTTACATCAAAAGTCCAAAAATGATAATTAAAAAAATGGAAAAAGATGCTGATGAGATAATAATGTCTTTGGCTTTTCTCGATAAAGGAAAATCGTTTTATAGTTTTTTACGTGAAATAGAAAAAAAAACTGTTGAAACAATACATAAAAATAGCACAGATTGGCTATATCTTCCTTCTCAACCACATATAAGAAAAATAAGAAACAGACAAATATCTGTATTAGAATTACCTATGAACTTAAATGATTCTCCATTATTGAATGTATGTATACCATCCGGGTGCCATATTTTCAAAGGACCGAAACAAATGAACGAAGTCAATTTTCAAATGGATAACTCATTGATAATATTATTTCATATAGAGGGAATTCAGTTCGATACTAAAAGTTTCGGATATTATCTTTCGATAAAACCGTTACAAATAAAAATTATGACATAAATCATTTTCATTTAATTCAAAATTCAAAATTAAAATATAAAAACGAAACTTAAAATTGTTTTCAGTGCGAACAACACAAATTATTAAAAGAAAATATTATAAGATTTTTTATTATCTTATTATATCATATATAAGTTATGCAATTATCGAAGGAAACTAAATATCTTTTGCTTGGTGCGGTAATTTTATCCGTACTTTATTTGCTCTATAAAAAGAATTCCGCACAAAAACAAAAAGGATGCGAATGCGACAGTGATGAAGAAATTGAACATTTCGGGGATGATGGAACAAATTCTCTTCCGGATAATGTATCAACATCGACATCAAAAAGCGGAACAACGAAGCCATCTACTACTAAATCAGTAACTAAAAAGGCTACCGTCAAACCAGTTAGTACAACTGCAATGGCAACAAAGACGTCTAAGGTATCTAAGGCAACCACTAAAATGGCTAAATCTACCAAAAAGCCAGTAAATAAAAATGCTAAACCAGAACAATCTGGTGATTGGACGACTATGTTTGATAATTCCAATCCGTTTAATAATAATGAGCAAGATGGTGATTTTGCTCCTGTAGGTAGTGATACTTCTCAGTTTGCTATATATTCTGGTGTAGGTAACAAAGATTTGAGCCCAGAAGAATTATTTAATACGGCTAGATATCTTCCACAAGAAACAAACGATGATTGGTTTGAAGTACCACATGACCCTGTCAGTATCAAAAACAGACACTTAATTCAAATAACAAGACCAACAAGTGTTGATTCTATATGTACATCATTAAAATATGGATCACATGATCTCCGTGGAAATGAACCATGTCCCAAAATGATAGTAAGCCCTTGGGGTAATTCATCTGTTGAACCAGATTATAATATTAGAAGCTGGTGTAAAAAATAAATAATAAATAGTAAAATATTTTCAATTAAAGTTTAAAATGTGTATCGTTTTGAACTTACATTATTCAAATCATTTTTTTATTAAAGTCCGAAATGCGTAATAAAACTTAAAGATTTTTTCAGTTAAGAATATATAATGTCTGATACAGAAAGTGATTTTACGGACACAGAATCGGAAAACAATACTAATGATGAAAAAAACAGCACAGCTGACAAATTTGAAGAAAAAGATGAGAAAGATGAGAAAGAGAAAGACGAGAAAGACGAGAAAGATAAAAAAGACGAGAAAGATAAAAAAGACGAAAAAGATAAAAATATAATAGCAACAAACGTAGTTGGTTATGTTAAAGCGGATAATAAGATTAAAGAATATGAAGAAAAGATTAAAACATTCAAAGCTGCCAAAAAGGAATTCGAACAAAATATCTTAGAATATTTCGATGAAGAACAACAATCTGTTATTGTAATATCTGGAGGAAAATTAAGAAAAAATCAATCAGAAACTAAAATGCCACTAAAAAATGAAATGATAAAAGATGCTCTAGGTGAAAGAATAAAAGATCCGAAAGAAATAAAATACATTATGGATTTAATTCAATCAAAAAGGCACAAAGTGATTAGAACAAATGTCAAAAGAACTAACGAAAGAATGAAAAAGAAAAAAGGGGATAAAGAGAAAAAACCTAAAAAGAATATATAATGAAATCCATTTGGACTAGTTCACCGACAAATGCTAAAAAAACTGGAATTAAAAAAAGAGAAAACAATAAATTGTTTCATCCTATAATTGATATGCGAGAAATAGAATTCGAACGCTGGTTAAATAAAAAGACAGAACATATGCCTTACGAATACCATAGAGATATACTACCACCACATCCTATTAATCCGAAAGAACATTACGATTATTATTACTCAAATAATGATACTGACGAAAAAGCATCAGATGTTTTTTATATAAATTTGTTAAATAGTATCAAACAAAGTAATCCAAGAGAACTTAAACGTGATAAACATTTGGCCATGATAAATACATATATTGAAAGATACGGAAAAAAGAAAATTTTAATAAACCCGAATACAAATAGATATCATGCGAATCATCTTTTTAAAAATATTATAGATTATGTTGAAACAAATTTTGAACCCATCGAAATATTAAATCTTTCGAACGTCAAAATAGAAAATCAATTTAATGAACAAGATAAAATATATTCCAAAAGTTCAACATTATTTACAGCAAAAGACAAGAAAAAATTTTATAAAATTTGTAAATTATTTTCAACATAAAGATATACATACAAATCAATTATATCATGGGAAGAAAATATTGTAATTATTACAGTTCCGATTGGCAAGACGATAATGAAGCCAACGATTATAAACCATTGACAAGATTAGAATGTATAGATATGGAATTAGAAAGAGTTGATCAAGAATTTAATAAAATTGATGAATGTGCTTATGAGTTATGGGAAGAAGTAATAAATCCATATATCGAGCATCAGTGCCAAATATTAAATATGTTAAACGAAAATAATAAATATAAATTTATTAACGAATTCACAGAAAGTTTAGAATCAACACAAATATTAAAAAATTATAGAAAACAATTGTTATATATGAGGAAAACATCATTATAAGTTTTTTAATTTTTAGAAATTAAAAATCTTCCAATAAAATAATTTAAATAAAGAATGCACTAGACAAATTAATCTTCACATATCTTGGTACCAAGGGCATCAAAGCTACTGGTTGTGGCGATAGTGGATGAGGTTTGAGTAAAAATGTCGGCATATAAATTTTAGGTACTCTGTAAATTATAGGATCGTATGACCAATAACCTATTGTGGGTCTATGTGCAACAATATATTTTTGATCATGTAGTCTATTGTACATATCGTCACTATCAGAAGAATCATCTAACGGATCTTCTGTTTCAGAATCTTTTTTGCGTTTTCCTCCTGATTGTTTTTTCATTTTTGAATATTGTTTCCATAATTCAGAAGTTGCCTCTTTTGTTAACTTAACATCGTGAGAACGAATAGAATACGAAATATCTGCGTTATCGTCTTCAGATTCTACACTACCTTCGATAGTTTCGGATACTTTGAAATGATATAATTTTTTTCCTTTGGACATAGTGAAAAAGAATTCAGGGATATCAAAAATATGTTCAGATATGCCTTCCCATGCACTTTGTGCGGCATCTATCGATGTTTTGCCTTTGAAGGTTCTTTCGAAATCATCTCCTATGTATGGATTTATAAGAGTAAATTTTTGCATTAATATAATATATGTTTATAGAATTTTTTTACAGAATATTGTGTGCTATATGTTTCGAAACCAACAGGTGTACTATACTAAAATTATATTCAATTTAATTTGATAATATCAAAATCGAGGGTATATGGTCAATAATACGAAAAATGAAAAAAATTTGATATTATAATCTCTAAAAAATAAAGGTATAAAGATACGAGACAAAATAAACCAATAATGAAGTTATTCGACCTTAGTACAGACGATTCTGGATCATTCAAAACACTCGTTGAAGTTTTGAGAGAAATTGTATCAGAAGTAAATCTCGAGATAAGAAGAGGACCAATTACTGAAGATAAAGATGATGAATCCGATAATGAATCTGATAACGAATCAGACAACGAATCGGATAACGAATCAGACGACGAATCGGATATTGAATCAGATGATGAATCAGATGATGAAAAAAATAATAAATCTGCCAAACAAAAAATGAATAAAAAAAAATTATCTAAAAAGAAGAAAAATAATAAACCGATGGACGAGTCATCTGATGATGACGATGACGATGACGATGACGATGACGATGACGATGACGATGATGAGGTTGATACTGATGATATCGAATTGGAAGAAAAAAAGAAAAAGAAATCGAACAAGGAAGATAAATTAGCCAAATTGAGTCATGGTGGTATCCGAATTATGGATACAGATGAACATCAAACAATTCTAATTTATTTGAAACTTGATGCGTCTAAATTTACAAAATTCATGTGCAAAAAATCTAAAATAGTTATTGGTATGAACATGTTAAACTTTCATCAATTGATCAAATCTATGGAAAAAGACGATATACTTTCATTGTCTCTAGATAGTTCGGATAAAAATCATCTTGATATTATGTTTGAAAATCCAGAGAAAAAAAGTGTTACTAAATTCAAAATGAACTTAATGGAATTGGACAAAGATCCAATACATGTTCCGGCAACACATGTTGATGCAGTAGTAACAATATCAGCACAAGAGTTTCATAAAGTATGTAGAGAAATGAACTCAATTGCTGATTTTGTCGATATTAAATGTATAAACGACAAATTAATTTTTACATGCAAAGGTGAATTCGCATCAAGAGAAACAATTTTCAAACAAACTAAAAAAGGGATTAATATTGGTAGATTTGTAGAAAATAACGAAGATCCTCCAATTGTCCAAGGAATTTATCAATTAAAAAGTTTAGTATTATTTTCTAAATGCACGTCCCTTTGTAATGAAGTTGAAATATATATGAAAAATGATTATCCTCTGATAGTAAAATATACAGTATCGACATTAGGTAAATTGTTATTATGTCTTTCGCCGGTCGATAAAAGCACCATTGATAAAGAATACGAAGATGATGAGCTTTATGATGAACAAGTCAAATTCAAAAATGTTTAATTTATTATAAATAATTTTTAACAATAATTCAATGCATATTCATTGTTAAAAAATTTGATAAATAAAAGGATATAAAAAAGCAACGATGTTTATTAGTTAATATAATATAAAATAAGAACAAGAATGGCATCAAATACAACGCCGATTAATAATAAACCTCAGCTTAACCCATCTGTACAAAACAGAAACCCTCCGTCTTGGGCAGAAAAAATAAAATCTCAAAATGAGTCTGTTAGTGAAAATGGCGGATTTCAAAAAGTTATACCGAAGTCTAAATTAGTTAAAGTTAAAAATTTTAATGGTGATAAAAAATCAGTCGTATTTTTCACCGAACCAAAAAATTCAATACCAAAAAATTTAATGTTTAAAAGTACTTGGATTTTATGGGAACATCCAATGAAAAGTAATGACTGGTCAGCGAAATCATATAATCAAATATATGCTGTTAATTCTGTTCCAAGGTTTTGGAGATTATTTAACAATTCACAATATTTAGGATTTCGCACAAGATATTTATTTTTAATGAGAGAAGGTATTCTTCCAACATGGGAAGATCCTAATAACAGATTAGGTGGAATATGCTCATTCAAAATAGAATTAGAAAATACTATTGATATGTTTAAAGATTTGGCATTTTATCTTGTAACTGAAACTTTGACTGATAAACCAAATGATATTAACGGTATTTCGATAAGCATTAAAGGAATAACCGTTAACCAAAAAAACGTTTTTTCTGGTTCAAAAAATGTATGGGCAATTGTAAAAATTTGGAACAGAGATAGTAAAAATGATATTTCTAAAGATCTTCGAGACGACATTGCCGTTAGATGTAAAGAATTTGGAGCAGTTTACAAACCATGTAAACCAGAATATTAATTTTTTTATTTATTATTTGAATTATATGATTTAAATAATATTTTTAGTTAAATGACATTTTTAGTTAAATGACATTTTTAGTCAATTAAAAGATCTAATATATATTTATCTTTTACGGATTTTGCGATAACTTCCTTGGTACACATAGATCCATCTTTAAAACTAATTAATATTATTGTACTTTCGATATCAATGTCATTAATAGCAAATATATTTTCAATGGTATTTTTAAAAACTTTGTTTGGATCACGATAAGACCAAAAATATTTTTTGAAATCAAAAGACTTGTCGTTTAAAACAATTTCAGCTTTCACGATACATGGTAAAGTTATATCAAAATCATTTTTTTTGTTTAATTTCCATGTATCGGAAATATTTATTGTTTTGTCGATAATCATAAATCGTTCTCCTTGTGTATCTACTGTACTAAATTGGAACAAACTATAATCTGGTTTTATATATTGATATACGCGGTTAAACATATTTGAAATTAAAGTCAACAATCTCATTAAATAGAATTTAATAAATGGTTTATGATTATTATCTTTTGATGATTTACAACTAATTTTTCCAAATGGGAAAAAATACCTCAACAATAAAACGATTCTTCTTTGTATATTTGCGAGAAATAATAAAATTTTAAACTTACAATTTTCCATATTCTTATTTATTAATACCAAATAAAAAAAATTGATTTAAACTTACGAGGAATAGTAATATATTAAGATAAAAGCAAATGGAATTATTTGATAATCGAGAACCTATAAAAACAACAAATGACGAAGTTTATGATTTACCATGGATAGAAAAATATAGACCAAAAAATTTCGATGAAATGATATCTAATAATGGTATGATAGATATACTGAGAGATTTTATCAAATCTAAAAATCTTCCACATTTGTTGTTTTATGGGCCACCAGGTACAGGGAAAACATCTGCTATAATGGCGTGTTCTAAAGAATTGTACAAACACAATAAACCATATATGGTGTTAGAATTAAACGCATCTGATGAACGCGGAATAGAAGTTGTAAGAAACAGAATTAAACAATTCGCATTGACAGGGTGCTCCTTTTTAAGAAAAGACGACAATAGTCTTCCACCATTTAAATTAGTTATATTAGATGAGATTGATGCCATGACAGATGATGCTCAATCAAATCTCAGACAAATATTAGAAAAATATGCTCATAATGTAAGATTTTGCTTGATATGCAATTATATAAAAAAAATAAATCCGGCACTTATATCAAGATCAGTAGGGTTCAGGTTTGCACCGTTAAACAAAGATCAAATAATGATTAAATTAAAAGAAATAGTTGGAAAAGAAAATATTAAATCAACAGAAAAAGGATTAAAATTAATTGTACATAGATCAAATGGAGATATGAGAAGAGTTTTAAATATTCTCCAATCTACAAATATGGCATATGGTAAAATTACTGAAGATAGTGTTAATTCTTGTACTGGATATCCAAAACAAAAAAAATTAGATAATTTAATACAAACCATGATGACAAAGAATTTCGAAACATCGTACAAACAAATATATAAACTGAAACAGGATTATAGTATGGCATTAAGTGATCTTATTTTTGAAATATATGAATTGACATGTCAATCATTTTATGAAAAAAATATATTTTCATCGTGGTCAGAAGATAAACGAATGGATTTTTTCATAAATCTTAGAAATCTGGAATATAACCAAATTGGATTATCATCCGATTATATTCAACTTGGAGCATTTGTAGCATTGTTCAACATAAACAAATAACTTTATTTATTAGCAGTAAATCTATATTTCGGAATATAATTTTCATCCAAAAGCGATATCTTATTATACTCAGTATTAATTCTAAATTTTTCTTTGATATTAACTTCAGCAAAAATCAATTTCGAAACAACAAATTCTAAAAATATTCCAGTATCAAATCCACAATCTCCAATTATATTTATAAGGCCAACAATCCATTTTGTATCTTTTAATAATTCCCTAACACGATCATCATATATTAAATCTGTGTCTTTTTTCCAGTCACATATAATCTTAACAGATTCTCTTTTTTTCGTTGATATTTCCATTAAATAAATAAATAAAATATCTAGAATATCGTTTGACATAATTTTCATTATTATTTCATTCAAACCATTCTTAAAAGTTTCCGGTAAATCAGAATAACTGTATAAAACTGAACCAGTATTTGTTAATTTGTCCAAATGTATTGTTGTAACTGACATATATTTATCAGGATCATTCGTTTTATCAATTATTGATATTAATAAATAATCAGAATAATCCACCATAATGGAACAACGGAAATAGTCTTCATTTTTTGAATTTTTTATTGCCCACATCAATGATTGGATATTACCGAGGATAATATGAGCGGAATCGATGAATATATTATTTGTTAAAACATCAT